GCGGGCACCGGCTCCGGCAGCGCCGTCACCACCCAGATCAAAGGCCGCGTCCAGGCGCATGGGCTGACCGTCACCCAGAACCACTCCGCCGAAGGCACCACCTACACGGTGCTCAAGTCCGGGTTCGTCCCCCAGTTCATGGGCGGGCTGATCCTGCAGAATCCGCTCGGGACAGAACCCGAGTCCCCGTCCGACGCGGCGGACTCCATCGGCCTGCGGATCAACGTCACGGCCAACGTGAACGTTCTCGCGTGGATCCAGTGGGCTAGGGCGTAACCCTCATGGCGCGTATCGGGCGCGCCTTTCCGGCCAGGGCGGTCTGGTACCGGGCGCTACCACAACCCGCGGCCGGCGGCGGGGGACCGGTCGCGATCCGGTCAGTCACGGTCGGCACCAACAACGGCAGCAGCGCCACCGTCTCGGCCACCACACCGACGGACACCGCAGTCGGCGACCTGCTGATCATCATCCACGGCAACGATTTCCACCTCCTGTCGAACATGCCCACCCCGACGGTCACCGGGTCGCCGACGGTCACCGCGATCACCGACGCGGTCGCGGACGGCGGCACCAACCTCGCGCACATCAAGGGCTACTGGGCGGTCGCGAACACGTCCGGCGCGAACACGGTCTCAGTCACCGAGACCGGTACCGCCGACGAAGAGAAATGCATGGTTGTCTACGTCCTGACCGGGGCGGACACCTCCAACCCGATCGACGCCGCGGCCAACAACACCGGTACCACCACCAACAGCCAGGTCGCCCCGGCCGTCTCGCCGACGTCCAGCGACGCCTACGTCATCACCCACGTCAACTCCGGCGGCGGCGGATCGGCGGCCGCGTACACGTCGCCGGGCGACGTCACCGAGCAGTACGAGGTCCACGTCGGTGGGCTGTCCGGGGTCGGCGCCGTCAAGCAGCTGGCCGCCTCTGGCTCTACCGGCACGTTCACCTTCAGCACCGGCGTGGATTCGACCCCGTACGGGGCGGTCACGATCGCGGTCCGCACCGCCGCCGGCGGCGGGAACGCCACCGTCACCCCGGCCGTCATCGCCTGCACCACCACGGTTGGCCAGCCCGCGGTCAACGTCGGCGCCGCACCCGCGGCGACGGCGGCGACAACCACCGTCCCCCGCCCCGCGGTGAACGTGGCCGCAGCCCCGGCGTCAACCGCCGCGGTCACAGCACTACCGCAGCCGGCCGTCAGCGTGGCCGCCGCACCTGTGGTCATCCCGGTCACCGTGTCGCTTCCCCAGGCCACCCCCGACACGGGCGGCACGAGCGCCACCGCCACACCCTCCGTCATCGCGGCGGTAACCGCGCTCCCGGCCGCCGCCGTCACCGTCGGCGCGTCACCCGCCGCCATCGCCGCCATCGCCGCCATGACCAAGGCAGCGGTCGCGGTCACCGCCGCGCCACTCACCGTCGTCGCCGTCACCACCGTGCCCGGCCCGGCCGTCTCCGTCGGTGCCGTCCCCTCCACGATCCCCGTGGTGGTCGCGCTGCCCCAGGCGACCCCGGACACCGGCGGCACCGCGGCCACCGCAACCCCAGCCACCATCGCCGCAACCGTCGCTCTCCCCCCCGCCGCCGTGTCGGTGGGTGCCCGGCCCGCGGTGCTGCAGGCGCTCGTCGCCCTGCCGCAGGCTGCCGCCGGGTCCTCCACCGCCGCCACCCCGGCCAGCATCACCGTCACCGTCACCATCCCCGCCGGTGTCGTGTCGGTGGGTGCCGCACCCGCTGTCATCGCGGTCACAGTCACCCTGCCCACCCCGGTCGCGGGCTCCGGAATCCACAACGCCGACTCGCTGGCGTCGGTGGCCGCCGCGGTCGCCTCCGTCGCCGCCGTCTACGCGGCGACCCCTTCCACACCCGCCGTGTCCGCCGCCCGCACCTCCGCCGGAACAATCGAAGGGTAGGTGTGCATGGGCGCCACCGTCTTCTTTGAAAGTTCGTCGGAACTGGCCACGCTGCGTAACACGTTCTCGGTTGCCGGCACCCCCACCGACCCGACCACGGTCACCCTGACCGTCACCGACCCGAACAGCGCCGCCGTCACGTACACCTTCGGCCTCGGCGAGATCACCCGGGTCTCCGCCGGGGTGTTCACCAAAGACATCCCGTGCACCACCGGCGGGGAATGGCAGTACGTGTGGACCGGCACCGTCGCCGCCTCCGACGTCGCCGCCGGATCCTGGACCGTCTACCCCACCGGCCTGGGCAAGCTGTACGCGTCGGTGGATGCGCTGAAGTCCCGGCTGTCGATCCCGCTGACGTCCACCTCGGACGACTACGAGCTGCACGCCGCCTGCTTCGCCGCCTCCCGCTGGGTGGAGCAGGAATGCGGCCGTACGTTCTGGCGCACCACCGCCGCCGAGGTCAGAACGTTCGAGCCCGACGGCCTGTACTGCCTGACCCTGCCCGACTTCTGCGACCTTGTCTCGGTCGCCGCACTGAAGACCGACGCCGACGGTGACGGCACCTACGAGACCACCTGGACGACCACCGACTACCAACTGCTGCCGGTCAACCCGGCCGCCGGCCCGGAAACCAGGCCGTACACCAGCGTCAAGGCCATCGGGTCGCTGACGTTCCCCCGCGTGTACGCGAACACCCGCCGCGACCGTGCGCAGATCACCGGCGTGTTCGGCTGGCCCGCCGTCCCGCCCGCGATCAGGCAGGCCAGTTTGATCGTGGCCGCCGACACCTTCAAACTCAAGGACGCACCGTTCGGGGTGGCCGGCTTCGGCGAGTTCGGCCAGATCCGGGTGCAGACCAACCGGGCCGCCGCCATGTTCCTCGCCCCGTACAAGCGTCACTCGATGCTGGTCGCCTGATGGCCACCATCTCGCAGGTCCGGACCGGCATCAGGACCCGGCTGCTGACCATCGCCGCCTTCGACGGCAAGGTGTACGAGAAGATGCGCGGCGACATCACCCCACCCGCCGCGATCGTCCTGCCCGCCCCCGGCACATTCCTGGTCTACCGCACCTCAACCGGCTCCGACGACCTGCAACTGAACGTGCGGGTGTTCGCCTCCCACGCCCACGAGGACTCGGCCCAGGACATCCTCGACGCGTTCATCAACCGCACCGGAGTCTCGAGCGTCTACGCGGCGATCGACGCCGACCCCACCCTCGGCGGCATCGTCGACTACGCGGTCGTCACCGGCGCCACCGACTACGGCTCCCTGACCGTCGGCGCGTTGGAGTTGTTCGGCTGCGACTTCGTCATCGACGTGGCCATGTCGTGAGCGGGAGGTGATGCCCATGAGGTTCCTGGTTGTCCATCCGGGGCCCTCTTAGCGTCCTTCTCCGTCGCAGATGTGCACGCCGGGTATGTCGAGGCACTGAAGGAACTCGGCCAGCAGGTGGCCACCTTCCACCTCGGCGACCGGCTTGACTTCTATTCGGCCGCCTGCTTCGAGATCAGCCGTGGCCCGGACGGGCAGAGCCAGTTCCGTCGCGCGCTGGATGACGAGCAGGCCAAGTACCTCGCGGCCAACGGCCTACTGTCGGCGTGCTACCAGTTCTGGCCGGACGTGGTACTGATCGTGTCCGCGTTCTACGTGCCGGTCGACATGATGGACCTGCTCCGTTCGCGCGGCCACCGGGTCGTCCTCATCCACACAGAAGTCCCGTACGAGAATGACCGGCAGGTCGAGCGGGCCGCGCACGCCGACCTGAACCTGGTCACCGACCCGACCGGCATCGACGCGTTCCGAGCGGTCGCGCCCACCTACTACCTGCCCCAGGCGTACCGCCCGTCCCTGCACTGCCCGGGCCCGGCGCTCCCCGAACTGGAGTGCGACTTCACGATGGTCGGGACCGGCTACGGGTCGAGGGTCGAGTTCATGGAGGCGATGGACCTCGACGGGCTCGACGTGGTGCTGGCCGGCAACTGGACCCAGCTGCGCGAGGACTCCCCGCTGTACCCGTTCGTCGCGCACGCCACCGCCGAATGCCTCGACAACGAGCGCGCCGTCGATCTGTACCGCTCGGCGAAGGTTGGCATCAACCTGTACCGGCGTGAGGCAGACCGCCCCGAGTTGTCCTCGGGCTGGGCATGCGGGCCCAGGGAGATCGAGCAGGCGGCCTGCGGACTGTTCTTCCTGCGCGACCCCAGGCCCGAGGGTGACGAGTTGTTCCCGATGCTGCCGACGTTCGGTAGCCCGCAGGAAGCATCCGAACTGCTCCGCTGGTATCTGGCGCACGAGATCCAGCGGGAGGAAGCCGCGGCACTCGCCCGCAAGGCGGTCGTCGACCGCACGTTCGTCAATCACGCGCGGTCGTTGCTGCGGCTGCTCGGCCAGTAGGAGGATCTTTTGCCTAGGATCGGGGGCCGTTTCGGCCGCGTCTACTTAGGTGTGACTACGTCCGCGGAGGCGTCGGAGTTGCCGTTCGTCGGCAACTGGAGTCTCAACGCGTCGACCGACAAGATCGATGTCACTGCGATGGGCGACGCCGGGAAGGTGTACGTCGCGGGACTGCCGGACCAGGCCGGTGAGATCGGCGGCTTCATGGACGACGCCTCGGCGACCATGTACGCGGCCGCGCTCGACGGCTTGGCACGCAAGTTCTACCTCTACCCGACCGTGAACGTGCCGACGCTTTATTTCTTCGGCACGATCCTGTGTGACGCGAGCTTCAGCGCCGACGTCAACGGGGCCGTGACCATGTCGGGCTCGTGGGCGGCGGCAACGACCATCGCCAAGCGGCCATAGTGCTCCGTTTCCGCCTGCGCGGTCAGGGCGAGCTACGCGACCTGTCGCGTGACCTGCGCCGCGCGGCGGACAAGGACCTGCGCGCCGAGCTGATCCAAGGGCTGAAGGCCGCCAACGAGCCGATGGTGCGCCGGCTCAAGAAGGCGTTCGAAACCGCGCGGATCCGCGGCATGCGCAAGCCCGGCGCCAAACGCAGGTTCACCGACGTCATCCCGTCCAAAGGTCTGCGGCGGCCAATGGCCCGCGCCATCGAAGGTCAGGTGCGCACCAGCGGATCCGACCCCCGCGCACAGCTGGTGTTGCGCGAGGATCGGGTGCCCGTGCGGATCCGGCCGTTGATCCCCAAGTTCGCCGGGGCGAGCCCGTTCCGGCATCCCATCATGGGCAACCGAGGTGCCTGGGCCTCACAGTCCATTGAGGACTCGTGGTGGCCCACTATCCGTCCCCACATAGGCGACTACCGGCGTGAAGTTGAGCAGGCCGTCGATCGGGTCGCCGACAAGATCGAGCGAGGCTAGA